AAATGGAAAGACGGAGAGCCCATGAAACCAATGGGGAAACCCAGGCAAACTCAGGCAGACAGATGGAAAAAAAGAAAGGTCGTAGAAAGGTATAGACAGCTTGCTGATGTTCTAAGAGCAGAAGCAATGCTGCAAAAGTTTCGGTGTACTGGAGTAATGATTATGTACTTCGATATGCCGATGCCAAAGTCCTGGTCAAAGAAACGGAAACGTGAATTGATTGGGACTCCTTGCCGATCTCGTCCAGACATTGATAATCTCTGCAAAGCAGTATTAGATGCTTTAATGGAAGAAGACTCAATTGTATGGAGCGGAGGTTGGCGTAAACTCTGGTCTGAAAATCCACAAATAACTGTGTATTCGATGCCAGATCGTAATCCCTAACCGGAGAATTATATGCTTAATTCATATCAAGCACTCGGTAATATTGGTAAAGACCCTGACTTCAAGCCAGGAAACGAGAACAAACAGTCCGTACTGGACTTTTCAGTAGCTGTTCAGCGTGGTAAAGACAAGAACGGCAACCAGAAAGATCCTTACTGGGCTCAGTTCAAAGCTTTCGGCAAACAGGCTGAAACCATCAATCAGTATTTCAGTAAAGGAGCTGAAATCCTTATTACAGATTCAGAGCCGGTCACTGAGATCCGTGACAAAGAAGATGGAACTAAATCGTACTGGAGTTATTACATAGTACGTCAGTTCTCCTTCACCAAATCGAACTCTCCTAACTACAAAGAAGAGAAGTCTGATAAGTCTAATTCTTCTTCAGGTTCCTGGTGAGCTTATGATGAACATATACAGAGTTTATCAGAGCAATCCTAACGGTGTTCCTGATACAGACAACATGGGTTATTTCAGAACCATTGCTGATGCCAAAGCATTTGTTCGATCACGAGCTCCTAAGTGTCGTGTGAAACACTCAGATGCTTTAAATGGCAGTTGGGTAATGGAACGCAGAAATATCCAGGAAACTCCTGCTGGAGATACAATTGGATATTATCCTAAAGGCCATTATAAGGAATTTGATACTTGGTTAATTAAAAGAATCGAAATTCCTTCAGGCAAGGATGGAATCTGTAAATCTTTTCAACGTGAATCATGGTTTATGTTGGATGTTCTATCTAAAATGGAATAACTCAAGCTGCGTAACATTTGGATCATCATATCTCATGATGGGCCAGTTACCTTCGAGGTAGTAATCATTCGGTGAGTCCAGGGTGATACTTGGGCTTACCGTTTTTATCATAAAGCATTCTTTTGACTTCTTTACGATTGTTTCCCATAGCGTTATAAGAAACGTGAACCCACCCACTATTCGGTCCTTCCACTTCACCATCCCAGGCTTGGATTCTATTAGAATCATAGTTCTCTAAAATCAATTGATCAAATTCCAAGTTGTCCCTGATATATTCAGCAAGCTCTAAATTACTGACTGACTCAGATACAATTTCTATATCTGCTGCACTTGACTCACCATTGCAACAATGATGGCTCTTTGATGATCCATTAATATGAGCATTCCAGGCTTCTGACCGATAGCAGGAATTGACCTTTAATGCTTTGTTATAATGATCTCGGATCGGCTGAAGAACTTTAATGACCAGGACAGTCATTCGTGCAACTGCTAGAAGAGTCGGCTCCTGCTTGATATTCGCTCTTTGAGCATCAGGAGAATAGATTAACTCTTTTAGGGTAAAATTCGGACTGATGTACATAGCTAACCAAGAACTCTTATTTGACTGTGTAATCAACTCCTTTGACAAGATCCAGGACGGACTTATGAGAATGAGCATTATCCCCATCAACGGCATCATCAAATGCCTGTCTAACTTCTTTGGGAAGTTTATCAAGATGAGGTTGGAGATGCTCGATTGCTAAAGACTGAGCTTTGTCAGCTACTAAGTCTTTAAGCATATTTGCCACAAATGGCAGGATGAGGTTAACCATATCTTTCCTTTCGTTATCCTGTTCATGTTTATCATAATTATCCTTTACGAAGAAATCATAAAGCCAACTAAAATGGTTCACTCAGCTTCCTTCTCAGGATGGGGTGGAATGGGGTTCTTTTCTGCTTCTTGATGAAGATCACCACCAGATTCAAAGTAAAATTTGGCAATTCCTGCAAGAATCGGTATGAATGCACCAATTAAGATATTTAAGAGGTCTTTTGAGGATGTAGGTAATTCTTCTGCACTCCCAAGCATTACATGGACAATATACAGAAACGTAGCCAGCGCAAATAATCCAATGATAAACCGAGCAATAAACCTACTTACTTGAATCCTCTCATTCACCGACATTTTAGGAGGTATCGGTTTTGGAATATCTGGTTTAGTAACAGTCGTTACCGTAGTTTCTTTAGCCAATTTATCTCCTGCTTGGTTTCATTCCTCGGATTTCACCGCACAATTCCCTAATCGCCATTGTCTGTTCGTTTAATGCCGACTGAAAATTCTCGTTTCTTGTGTTGCTTAAATTGATTACATCAATAAGTCGTGAATCAGCCACAGTGTCTTTCTCTTGCCATGACTTAACTTCGTCACGATGACTTTGTGCAGTTTTATAAATATAAAAGAATGTCGCCCCAATAATAACTGCTGGGAGTCCTATTCTTTCTATTAATTGTAATAAGCTATCTACTTCCATGAAATCAGGATGGGTTCGACCAGTTGCATAAACATAATCCGCGGGATTCATTCACTAGTTTTCCTGAAAATAATCTCATCATAGTTATTCATAAAGTACCAAGTCACATAGACTCCTGATAAAATCAGGCTGATATAAATCGAAAAGAATATGAGAAGTCCTGTCATCTCTCAGCAAAGGCTATGTAATTACGTTATCTCAGTCCAAGAAGTTGTGTCTTCGTTCCATATATACTTATTCCCATCGTCAGGACAGGCTACTGGAGGTTCCCATTGACAGGTATCTTCATTTAATGTCCAACTTGAAAATGGTTGTTCTTGGTAAAACGCATCACGTTCAGGATCATAAACACACCCAATTCCAGCATAATTTTTTCTTAGTGCTTTGGATTGATCTTCACTAGGTATATTTGAATTCGGTTGATAATGAACACCTCTTCGTGTGTTGTATGAGGTTTTAATCCAGTTCTCATTTGGGTATGCATTATCAATAAAATTTTGTTCAGCGGCTATTACTGTTAAAACAATATTATTTTCAACTTTTGCAAAATGCCCCATTATACTGCCCTCCGTATAATAACAATTCCCCTGCCGCCGTCTGCGGCATTACTTGTACCGCCAGCACCACCTGACCCTCCTCCTGTATTAACAGCCGCGGCTGTTACTGATCCGCTGTAATTGCCGTCCGTTGCACCCCCTTTTGCCGCCGATCCATCAGCGGTTGCACTGTCGCCTCCTTTTCCTGCAGTGGTATTCCCTGCACCCCCTCCACCACCAGAAAAATATTGAGTCGAACCTGTTCTTATTGTTGTGCTGTAAGGTGCGCCTCCATTTCCTCCATTATGAGAACTATCTCCAGTATCCCCTATTGCTGTTGGACTTCCACCCCCACCCCCTGCAATAGAATCATCAGAAGAACCGTTGCCGCCGGCATGCCCTTCCTGATAAGCAGAATTTCCTGTTGGAGAAACTTTTGTGCCAGAATTTACATCAGTTGTATCTCCGCCAGAATTACCAGATCCCCCCACCCAACGGCTTGAGGTCGATGTCAACGCACGGCTTTGTCCGCCACCTCCCGATCCCCCTGCTATCCCTCCGGTGAGTGCTCCTGGCCCTCGACCTCCTCCCGAGGCGGTGAGGGTTATAAAACTTCCTGAGCCACTGTAAGTTACGGTTGAATTCGTACCATTCGTTTCTAAAGAAGCTGACCCTCCTCCTCCAACGACTACCGCATATGTCCCAACAGGGAAGACCATTCCTGTCCAATGACGCAAACCACCTCCACCTCCACCTCCAAGTATCCTTCCAGTTCCTCCCCCTGCAACCACCATTACATCACACGTTGTTTGTGCCGAAACAGTTAGAGTTTGTGATCCTACAAAGCTGAAAACCTGGTAATCTGTTCCACTATCAGTAATATCTGTAACAAGCGCATCTGATTGACCGGACGGAACCGACATTGCAGTAGTAACTCCAGTTTCAATTATTCTCTGGGATGAAAAGGCCATTAGATATCCAAATTCAAACCACCTGTGAAACCAAACCAAGTCGTGCCAGCATCAACAGTGACAAAGGCAAAAATATCAACATCGCCGTCTCCGGTTGATAAAGTAGGAGCACTTGAACCGGCCCACTGCACTGATCCAGGCCAATCCACAGTTCTTGAACCAGTTCCATCTTGAGTTAAAATCAAAGTGAATGAACAAGCCTTCCCCGTTGGTG